CTGCTTTGTATTGTGCATATAATCCTTTAGTAGCCAGTCTTGCTTGGTCAACTGTACCGTTCTGTACAATATCATCGAAAGTATTTACCTCTTCAGGAGATAAGTTATTAGCTGCCCACTCTGCCATTTGATCCCAGTTACCATCAGCAGCTGCTTTGATATTACCTTCTTCACTTTGTTGTAGTGCTTGTTGTCCAGCTGCGTAGCTATCTACTAACTCTTTCGGTAACCCAGCTTCAGCAAGATTCTTATAGGTCTCTTCAGATATAACACCGTCATTCTCAAAGAACTCTTTAGAAGCTTCCACGATAACATCGTTAGTATTACTGTCTTCCTCCTGAGTGTCATCTTGTTCATCTGTTGATTGCTCTTCTTCTTGTTGTACTTCTTCTTGTTCCTGTTCATTATTAGCCCCTGCTCCCATCTTCTTCTCAAGTTCACTATAGGCATTAGCCATATCTTCAGCGTTCTTAAACTTTTCAGGTAACCATTCAGGTCTGTCTGTTTGTTCTTCAGGTACTGCCCCAACAGCTTCTTCTGACTCAGGGTCAATCTCCTGTGGTGCTTTCTCATTTATCTCTACTCGGTGTAATTCTGCCATATCTCTCTACTCTTCTTGTGGTTGTTGTTGTTGACTACTCATGTACTGCTCTTGTGCAGCATTGATAGCAGGTGCTACAGCAGGTCCACCCAACTTCATCATCATCTCTTGTTGTTGGGCTTGCTGCATAGCTTGTTGAATTTCTTCGTCTGATTTAATTAGTCCTTCAGTCTCAATACCTAACGCTGTAGCTCTTCTCTTGAAGTAATCAGATACATTAACATATTGTGCAACTGCTTGAGGACCAACGATTTGATTAGCCCCTGCAAGGAATAGATCAAGCTTCTGTAAATCATTACCTCGTCCTAGTGCTTCAACACCAGTAACAATAGTAGGTTTAACAATGTCTTTAGGTAACTTAGGAAGTCTTCCTTCTTTACTCATCCTTGCCATTAACCTAGTAACGACAGGCATTTGAAACTCTTGTGACAGTAAGGAATAAAGACCACCAAGTGCAGCTTCCAACTCCTGAGATAACATTCGTATCTCCTCTGCTGTTACTCGTTCTGCATCTCTGACTACACCACTGTTAAGTAAGAAGGCTTGAGACAATCTGTCACTGATTCCATTCATTACTCCTTGTGCAGTACGGAAGTCATTGAACTTGTTAAGCTGTAGAACAGATACATCTCCATCACTACCTTGTACAATTGCACCGTTAGGAGATTCAGATAAAGTCTTAGCCCTGGTTGTACCGTTAGGATTAACCATGAACAATACCTTAGCTGCTGCTGCACTACCTTCGACTATCGCTTTTGTTAACGACTCTAAAGATTTAAGATCACCAATGTACTCCTCTACAAATCCACGACCGTAGTCTTCACCGTCTATCCTTGTATAACGAAGAGGTAGGAAGGGAGTCTTCTCGATAGGATACCTACCCTTTGACTCTTCTATAACAATTCCTTTTACATCTTGTTGTACTACAAATTCATTTCCTTCTCTAACAACAGAGGTATATAGGTCACAACTATTCTCTTTCTCTTGACGATACACCTCTTCTCTTACAGACTCAGGAAGCATCATCGGAGCAACAGTCTCTTTGATAGCTATGTGTGTTACGTTACCCATTGGGTCTCTCTTCACACAGTAACGATCTAATCGAAACACTCTCATCCCTCCGTCATCAGGTAGGTACAATAAAGTATTACCTGTGACCAATAGATTCTTCAACGCTTCAAACACTCCTACTCTAAATGCTTCAACTTCTACTTCTTGAGATACACTTCGCTCTACATCTGCTAATGCTTTCTCTAAGTCAGATCGTAATTGCTCTCCTCCCTCTGGTCCTAACTCCTGCTTTGCTTTATCTAATTCATACCTGTCAATAACAAGACGGAAGAACGGAGCGTTAGGTGGTAACAATGCTAACAATAACTTAAATGCTAGGTTGTTAACTCCTCTAGCTCCTACTCCTTGATATGGTGTGTAGTACTTAGTAGCGTAGTTATGCCCATCGGGAGGCATGATATAAGGTATCGTTAACTCAGATGAGGTACGACCTCGATCCAAGAATGACCACCGTTGGTTCTCTAAGGAGTGGTATAAGCCTTGTGCTGTTTCTTGCATCACGCTAGAGTCACACTTTTAATAACCGCATCCGAAGC